AGGACGGCCAGTGATCCTCGGCCATGCAGTGCTTCACAAGCGCGAGGTCACGCTGGTATTGCTTGCGGCCCCACGCGATGGCGTCTTGATCCAGAGCGTAGACGGCGACCGCAAACGGCGGCGTCTTCTCCACGCACACAAACAGGAACTCCGTCTTGTCGATCCCCAGCAGTTGGCAGAGGTCGAGGTAATAGGCGGCTTGAACATCGTAGCGATAACTCGCCACGCTCTTGGCCATCATGTCGGGATCTGCTGACTGGCAGCTTTTGATGTCCACGATCACGTTGCCGCCCTCCGGCAGCGCGTCGATACGCGCTTTGCGAAGGACGCCATCTTCGCCATTTGCGAATAGCGAAACTTCCGTCCTTGCGTTGTCCAAGACGCGCTTGACCGCGGGGTGCGCGTGAACCGAATCGCGCATACCCTTGATCGTCACATACTCGTCTTGTGTGATGATCGTTTTGGTCTGCGCGGCCTTCCACTCCTTACCCTCTTTGGTCGAGAGATTCAGACCCTCCGGCTTGACCGATACGTCCAACGCATCCGGTTCCAGTATAGCGCGGTGGATCATCTGCCCCAAGCGCATGGCGGGCGTTGTCTCTGTTTTGAACAGCCCGTCAATGTATGCCTTGAAGTGCGCGGGCGTCCGCGGAGGAGCAACGTAGTCCAGAGCGGACTTCGATATGCCCTCGGCAGCGCGGTATTGCTTTTCCGGTAGCGATAGGATTCCGGTGTTCATAGTCCGGCCTCCTTGACAGCAGCATCGAGCGCGGCGCTTTCCCCGCGGCGCTGTTTGAGTTCCTCAAGGAACTCGCCCACAGAACTGTCGCGTGGCATGCGGTCAGCGAGGGTGTGCAGCCACTCGACCGCCCAGACGAGGTCGGCGTTCATTTCACCACCTCCGCGAACAGTTCGCCGGTTGCCTTGTCGTTAAGGGCGGCACGCTGGCTTGGCTCCGCGGCGCTGTCGAAGAACTCCGCGGCGGTTGTCACCTCCGGCAGCACTACGCCCTCGGCCACTTTGCGGGTGGTCACATTCCGCGGCGAATAGTCGCGCACCTCTTCGGTCACTCCAAACCCGCGCAGCGCGTCTGGAAACGAATCGCGCAACGCCCAGCTACGCGCCCGCATTTGCAACATCCGCTGGGGATACTGCTGCCACGGGCCATCGCGGCCAGTCAGCTTCGCTCGCTTGGCGTCCTCCATCGAGAAGGTGCGAACGCATGGCGTGCGGCCACGGCGCTTGATCGTGCATGTCGCCTTGTCGGTTCCCGCCACCTCGTCGATGTCCTCAAATTCGGGATGACGCATGGCCAACGCCAAGGCGGCATCGCCAAAGATGCAGGGCTTGCCGTTGACGACGGCAATCGACTGCAAAGCCTGCATGGGCGCGAGGCCAACTTCCATTCCGGCTTGAATTGCGACCATCACCTTCTCCGGTGTGTCGAAACTTTTGGGAGCCAGCGTGGAGTTTACGACCGCTTTGCAAAAGCGGCCCATTTCATCGAAGCTGCGAAGTTGCACTCCGTGTTGGTCGAGTTGGATCTCGACGGGTTGGGTCTTCTGGAGAGCCAGTTGACCATTTTCTGCTGTCATTGTATTAGTTCCCTTCATTGTGTTCTGACCCGTCGGCGCGGCATGCTGCGTCGGCGGGTTTTGTTTTGTGGGTTGCATGCCTAAATTCGTGTGCTGCGGTTTTCGATTTTCCGAAGCAACCAGCGGTTCCAGCGGTGGTTGTCATTGGCGGTCGCGTGACCGGCGACCCATCCCAGTCCGTAGACGAGGACGAGTGTCATCGCCCACAGGGCGGTGAGGCATCCGACGAGTGCGTAGTCCATTAGGCCCACCTCGCCTGTTTGAGTTTGCGGAGGATGGCAATGCAGTCGCGGACGCTGCTGCGCCAGTAGGGACTGTCGTTGCGCCATTTCCATCGACGGCACAGCGTTGCTGTAACGCTGACCTCCAGCGTTGTGAGTTCGCGCAACCGGAAGGTTGGGACGTTGAGTTCGGGTGTGTTCATTGTGTTTTTGCGTTGTGTTTAAGCCGCTGCGACATGGCAGAGGCAAAAGTGGCGGGGTTCGGGTTGATGTGTTCGCCCTCGGAGATGAGCCATGCGTGGATGTCCGCGTAGGGCCATCCCTTGCGGCGCAAGATGGCGACCGGCTCGACGAGTTGGTCGTAGTTGTGGCGACCGTTGCGGGGCGCGGCTCCGCGGGCTTTATCGATCAGCGTCATGAGGCGTGGGCGTTAGGTGTATGACACCTGTAGGCGCAAAAAAGTCCGACAAAACCTTCGTCACCTGTTTGGTGAAGCTCCGGTGTTCGGACTGCGCGTGTTGTTCGATGACCGCAGCAAGGTCACGCGGCATCGATATGCTTTTGCGGGTGGTGGGTTCGGTGGGCATGGGCTTGGTTGGAAGGCAATGTTAAGGGTGGTCATTTAATATCCACTTCTTGCCGTATCTTTCTAAAAGAACGTCGTAATCCGGTTTCTCAAAGCCTTCGGTAATTCTGCTGCTGTGCGCTTCTTCTGCATCTGCAATCCATTGTTCCAGAGTCCTCATGTTGAGCCGCGGAACATCCACATTGTAGCCTCGCGTGTAGCCAGAAATGGTATCGACAAAGTAAAAGTATCCGTCGCCGTTCCCATGAACCTCCAGATTGAGGTGAGCGATGGCCTTGTTGATGCGCGCTTTTGTTAGCATGGCGTTATTGAGAGCGCCTAACCGATGTGTTGCCAGCGTTGGCGTGACGGCGCACCATCGCGTCAGACCTCGCTTGGCGGCGTTTCTCACGCAGCCGCTCCATTGCGGTCTGCGGACGCGCAGTCGTGATGTTCGCTGCGCCCGTCGTTGTGTTTTCGTTTTTCATTGTGTGTGTGGAGCCTCGATTTGCATCGAAGTTAGGTGCATTACACCATGTGTCCTACACCTTGCCAAGAAAAAAATGATGGCCCCGCTAAATTTTTTTCCGGCTGAACTTGAAGGTCTGGTTTTCGCGCAGGAACTTCTTCGCTTCGGGATAGCGGGTAGCAAGGATTTCCAAGGTCGCCCTTGTAAAGTCGCCCCCGTATTGCGCGTCGGCCACGCCTTGGATGCGCTCGACCAAGTCACTGGGAAACGACAAGGACTTCACCACCCGATCTTTCGACCGGCGGTTGCCGCTGGCGCTGGTTTTCTTTTTCATGGAAGCAAGTGTCATTCACCTTCATACACCTGTCAATGGCGTCGGCCAACAATTCGGATGGGGTAAAACCCTCCCTTTCTGCGATTTGCAAAACGAGTTCAATAGCTTGGTGTTCCATATCACCCGCGAGACTACTGACGGGCATAGGACATCCGCTGTCCAACCCGTCTCATCTTTTTAATATCACGCGGCCTTGGGCGTCCGCTTGTGAAACGCCTTGCCCCGCCGCTTGTAGACCCCGCGGATTAGCCTTTCTTTGTAGCTGGGGTTGTCCTCGTAGAACGCTGCCTTACGCTTGCGCTCCTTGGCGGCGAACTTTGGGTCAGCGTAGCGGTCGCGGTAGCGTTGCCGCATGTATTCCTTCTGCCGGTCGGGATCCGCGTATGGCATGACTGGTATGAGTCAAAACCAGTTCTTAATAGCCTGCAATATCTAAAATGAGTGTCAACTGGGTGTGTCAACTTTAAGCCCCATCCGCTATTTTACAGAGAGAGAGGCGAGGGTCGGAATCGAACCGACGCTTCGTGTAACCCCTTCTGTTACAGAGAAAAAGGACTATTTTCTTGATGCATTGTAGGCATTTTAGTGTAGAACTGGCTGTGCCAACTATGGCTTCCCTCATCACCCTTTCCAACAGTCCCTACTGGATGGCGCGGATGCGCGTCTGGGCGACATCGTCTGAACATCCCGATGGCGGCTTTTGGCGGCAGACTTGTCGTAGCACCAAAATGCCCCACAAGACAATTTCACGCCGCGTGGCCCAGCGTTACGCCGACGAGATGGAGCGGATCGGTCGGGAGCTACGCGACCAGATACCGGACGAGGTGTTCCACAGGTCACGCTTGGAGGCGCTTATGCGGGCCGCGGGCGTCCAAGGGGCGCGGAGGCGCACCACTTGGGAAAAGGCCGCACAGGGCTTTCTGGACGCAAAGACGGCCAAGCCTCGCAGCATGGAGAGCTACATAAAGCATTGTCAGCATTTTGCGGATTTCCTTGGCCAGCGAGCGCGGCATGACCTTCAGTCGGTCGAGCCGGACGACATCAGCGCCTTCTACCACGATCTGCTCAAGCGCGGCCTCTCCCGCACCAGCGCCCAGCAGATCACCAAAACCGTCCGCGGCGTCTTGCACCGCGCCCTGCACCTCCGGCAGATCGACGCCAATCCGGCGGCGCTGTTTCGCATGAGCGAGGACGGGCCGCAATCTGGCCGCAAGCCGTTTAGCACCGCGGACATTAACGCCATTCTTGCCGCCGCGGAGCCAGAATGGAAAGTCGCCTGCCTCTTCGGGCTTTACTACGGGATGCGCTTGGGAGACGCCACGCGCCGGAGCTACGAAGAAATTGAAGACGGCGTCCTGCGCTTTGTGCCGGAGAAAAAAAGTCGCAAGGCCCGCGTAGTTTCTGTGCCGCTCGTAGGTGAACTTTCCATCCTCCGCGGGACGGGTCAAATCACGCCCAGTCTTTCCAGCATGACGGCCAGCGTGGCCTCGCGCACGTTTACCCGTCTACTCGACCGCGCCGGTATCACACGGACGACGACCCAGAAGAAAGGCAAGGGTCGCGGGGTGACTGACAAGTCTTTTCATAGCTGGAGACATACGATCAACAGCCTCATGCTCGACGCAGGGGTTGATCAGCGCGTCCGACAACTCGTCTGCGACCACGATTCGACAAAGGTCAGCAACAACTACACTCATGCTTCGATACAAACTATGGCCGAAGCGATTAGGCGTTCTGTGCCGACGTTAGAACGTAAGGAATGACCTTCTGCCCGTAGCGATCCATCTCCCCGTAAACGAGGCCGATGAAGCTGGGCCACTGCTCGCGTGGGATCGTCTGGCATCCAAGACTTGAAGTCACAGATTGTGATACCGAACTGATGCTGCCCCCGCGGTGAATGTTAATGGCCACGCCCTGCGAGCGTCCAAGCTGTCCGTCCCGCGTCACAGGCAGCGATTCGCTGGGGTTGGCTGGGCGCAGCGCCGGATAAGGATTGCCGCGGGAAATGCCGTGCTTGCCCTTCCGGTATTGGTGGACGCCTTCAACGAGTGACGCGATCCCTTTCCGCCAAAACGACGGGTCAGTGTTGCCGTTGTAAGCAGCGAACGCGGTGGGCGAGATCACTGCAATGCAGTCATCCCAGATGTTGCGGTCGTTCTTTTTCGGGTCGCCAAGCGTGCGGAGGTAATAGCCGCGGATGCCCACAATAGCGACAGAGTCTTTGACTCCGTGCTTGCGGGCAATCTCCTCGACGTCCTGCGCGGTGATCCGCGGGCGCGTCTTGGGTTTAGTTGCGGGCATCGCGTGCCATGACCAAACCAAATCCCGCGGTCAGCGAAGCAAAGAGCAACCCAAGGTCGGGAAGCTGTCCGGTGGTAAGGAAATCGCGGCCAGCACTGGAGGCCGAAGCGATGATGGTGAGGATGCCCAAAAGGGTCGTTTGCCAATTTTTCATTTTGTTGATGTCGGTTTGGCCAACGGCATGGATACCGTCAGCGATTTGTTAGTGAAGTCGTAGCCAAAGCGGACTTCGGAAAGATTGGCGCAGCCTGTCAGCGCAAAGGCGGCGAGGATAAGAAAGAGGCGCATGTTTTGACTACACCCGCACGCCGGATGGGGGTCAAGGGTTTGAGGCCAATGCGGCGATAGCTTCGGCGCTCGCGGCTTCGTAGGAACAAGGTGCAGCGGGCCAATCGTTCCGCGGCGAAGGATCAACCGCCGATGCCACGATCAGCTGCGAAGTCCAATCGCGCAGGGATTGCATGAGCGGCCCAAGGGGTTTACCCGCCAGCACAAGCGACAAGCGAAGATCGGACAGCGCGTGGAGTTGCGTGCTGGTGAGGTGCTGCTCGACCCATTCGGCGGCGGTGATCGGTTCGCCCTGCGGTTGAGGTTCTGCCATTTGCCAATCGGGCGGAAGATCAGCTTCTGCCACGGCGCGGGTGCCTGCGGGCGGCTTCCAACCGGCAGGCTGGTCGGGGCGAACAAAGGTCACAACCTTGCCGTCTGATTCGCGGATGATGGCGAGTGAGTTCATGTCAGAAACAGTTGATGCGGACAAAGCCGTCGCCGCCGTTGCCGCCAGCGCCACTTAAAAATCCAGAAAGCGCAGCACCACCGCCGCCGCCACCGCCGCCAAGCCCACCAGCGTTGTCTCCCGCTTGTGCGTCGGCGGTTATTGAGGCGTTGCCGCCCCTTGCGCCTGTGCCGATTCTTGGCGAGAGGTTGGGCAAAAGAAAAGATTCACGCATGTCTGTAAAGGAACCGCCCGACAGTGCTCCGCCATTATATGCCGTTGGTGTTGCGTCGATGGAGCCGCCGCCTCTGCCGCCTTGCGTGCTGTTATTGTTGCCGCCGCCACCAGCGTTGCCAACCAAGTTGCCCGCGTTGCCCGCAACCCCGTTGCCGCCACTGCCAAGTATGCTTCCTGTGGTTCCTGTTCCAGCCGTTCCAACGGAGCCAAGAACGCCATTTTGCCCGCCCCCGCCACCGCCTCCTGCCGCAAAACTGGAGCTTGTCCGCAGCGTAATGTTTGGCGTAACCCATCTGACATAGGTGTCGCCGCCTGTCGTCCCAGCTAACCCATTGCCGATAGCGGTTCCGCGGGCCGCTGCTCCTGCACCCCCCGCGCCGACGAGAACTTCAATCTGATCTCCGCCCGTGATCCGTGTTGTGAACGTGCCATACGCGCCGCTGCCGCCGCCGCCGCCACCGCCGACAACAGAACCAGATGCGCCAACGCGCCCGCTGCCACCACCGCCACCCGCGCCGATCATTGTGATGACTTGCATCGTAGACCATGACGGAATGTTCCAGACCCAGACAGAGCCAGAGCCTCCTGTGGCTCCAGACGGTGCTGTTGCGTAGTAGAAGTCGAAGACTTGGCTGGACAATGCGATGGTTCCAGAGGCATTGGGAACTGTAAGCGTGCGAACCGTCGAGGAGCTAATCCCCGACAGATCAAATTTTAATTCCTTGCTTGGTGTAGTTCCGTCATAGAGCGACCAGTTGGCGGAAGAGTTCACCTCTGGAAACGCGCCAAGATAAGTCCAATCCGCGGCCACGCCGTTGTTGGCCACTCGCACATACAGTCCTGCGGGCCGACGGTTGATCAGCCACAGGCCGGAACCGGCCTTGCATAGATAGACAGAGTCGAGGGCTGGCGTCCCAAGGGTAACGGGCAATGCCGTCGGGTCGGCCACTACTCCGTTGATGTAGCTTGTCCCGCCCCCTGCTCCGACGAGGTCGAGTTGGCCGGTGATCGGATTGTAGTCGAAGGTCGCCACTGATTACGTCCAGTAAGTGTCCTTCACCTCGTCGCCATTGTATCGAATGTTCTTCGTGGCGATGAGCGTGCCGGTTTCGGTCGCGGGATTGTAAGTCGAGAAGTATTCAACCTTGGTCACCTTGCCGCTGGTGTAGGTGAACTTTTCCGCGGTCGCTCCGGCGGGCTTGTCCGCGGAAAGCAGCGCAGGCTTGCCATCCGGCCCCTGCGCGACGAGGACGACGTTGGAGGCAATCTTGTTCCAGTCTTGGATTTTGACGCTCATTTACTTGACCCCCTTCAAAGTGTGATGGACGTCGCGGATCGACTGGTCGATCTGGTGCAGCGACTGGTTGAGTTTCTCCGCGTTCGCGTGGCGCTGCTCGCGCTCTTTGGAAAGTTCGACGAGGAAAGAATCACGCGCCTTGTCCAAGTGGTTGATGAAAGCCGGAGCGACCTTGACCAAAAGCATGATGGCGGAAAAAGCGACCAGTCCAAAGCTGCCCAGTTCCGCCACAGTGCGAAGCCATCCGAAGGACTCCATGACCGGAGCGGCGGTAGCAAACACGCCGAAAGTTCCTGCGGTGAGCATGGCTGCGCTGGTTTTGAGTTCAAGGATCATGGCTGCTCGACCCCCAAGATGAACATGGCCTCCGCGACGAGTTCTTCAAAGCTGTGCGGCGGTTCTGCAAAGTTAGTCTGCCCCTGCGCGGCTTGAATCGTGATGCCGTTGAGCCAATCGTAGACTGCCTCAAGCATGGGCGCGTCTTCTTCGGGAAACGTGTCGCGCCAGTCTTTCATCTGGAGCAGGCGAGCGGTGCTGTAGTGTGACGCGATGTGGGCCTCCGCGAGATCAAGCGGACTGATCACAGGAACCTCCGGTTGCGGACGGCTTTGGATTTCCGCGATTTCCTCCGGCGTAAGCGGGATGACTTGCTGCTCTCCGGTGATGACGTTGACTTCGATGCGGTTCATAATTAGCCCTCGTAAATGATGTTGATGCTACCGGCGTCGAAGGTGTCGGAGCCGTTGACGGTGGTGAGGCGGATGCGGTCGAGGGTTCCTGAAAGGGAGACTTGGAATCCGCCCATTCCGGTTTCTGCGACACCGCTAAGTCCAACTATGCCACCGCCAACCCACACATTTCCGCTGACATTGGCTATTGTCGCCGTGCCGTGGCGTGCATACGACGCAAGACCATTATGCCCGAATACCATGCCGGACGTATAGTTTGACGTTCCAACTCCCGATGCTGTTAAAAGCGTGCTTGCCCCAGAATAAGAGCTTGTCGCAAAGCCAGAGGATGTTCCGAGTTGAAATTGTAAGGCGCTTGAACCATTGGTACTCACCCCATTAAACATCACTGTAATCCGCTTCACCCAAGACGGAATAGGAGTGAAGTCGATTGCCACTCCACTGGTGGTTGGAGCCGCCGTCGCAAGCGTAAGCGGCTGCGAAAGTTTCGCCGGAGTGACGGCGGCGTCTGCAATATTCGCCGTCGGAACAACGCCAGTTGTCAGCGTCGTGGCGTCGTCGAACGTGATGCCGGAGGATGTGATGGAGGTTGGCATGGTTAAGTTTCTATGCTGCGCGGGCGAGGAAGCCGGAAAGGAATGTTCCTCCAGAAGATGCCGTTACGGTCATTGTGGTCACGTTTGCAGTGCCTTGATAATGCACAGCCCACAATTCAACATAATCCGTAGTTCCGTTTAGATAGATCAAATCAGAGCCATTTGATTGATATGTTCCAGACTGTCCGTGTGATCCGGCGGTGACACCGGCGCCGTTTTTTGTAAGAATCGCATTCCCAGCGAGCGCATTTTCCATCCGAATAGCAAAATTAAAATGGTAATAGCCAGCCACGTTTGGCGTGAAGCGAGAAGACGCGAAGCAGTTGGATGTATCAAAATCTTCAGCAGCCAGTGTTACGCGAGCAGGAATGTTATTGGTTATTGTAGTTGTTCCGGTTGCATACGCCCGAAACGCTGGGCCAGTTGTTGCCACATTGCTCGCCAACTTGGCTTGGGTCACCGCCCCATTAGCAATCCCGCTAATACCTCCGGTCGTCACCGTAGCCGCGGTCGTCCCGTTTACTTTGATGTAGCCTTGGGCGAGTGTTGGATCTGCTTCGATGCTGATTGGCATAATGGTGGGTGGTTAGCGGAAGATGGCGACGGAATAAACTTTTGAGTCGGCCACGGCGCTTGTGGTGTCGGTAAGTGAATACACGCGAAGCTGTGTTGTTGAGCGAAGAACGGAATCGTGTTGTTCCATGAACCCGCGCCCTTGCGATGCTGTTTGTGAACCCCCGCTCAACATTGCCGCGTAGTTGGAATCCGGCATCGCCGTTGTAAATGTAATCGTGTAATCGCCGGTTCCGTTTCGCAAAACGCTCGTCACGTTGCCAGAAGCGTTAATGAAGCGGTTGGTATTTGCCGTTGAAGTCGCTCCAGTTGTGTCCTTCGTCCCGTCAAAATTGACCCATGCGCGACACGCATAAGTCGGCGCATCGCCGCTGGTTGTCGAAAACTTACCCGCTGTCGTTGCAGTATCCGCGTTCCCCGTCACGTTGCCCGTGAGGTTGCCGCCGAATCCCGAAGTTCCGTTGATGGTTGCTGGCATGGTCTTAAACGATTGTCCAAGTTGATCCGTTGGGAACGGTGACTGTCACTCCGCTGGCGACCGTAATCGGGCCTGCGGACATTGCGTTTTTGTTGGTCGAAATCGTGTAGTTCGTGTTCACGCTCTGGTCGTTCTCGTAGAACGTGCG